CGGATATCCAGAAGGTTGTCCAAGACTTGGAAGCCTACTGGTGATCCATACAGCGTTCTCAAGTATACCCCTTTAGTTTTGACTTAGGAGCAATAATGAAAGCGCTTGTAGATGTTAGCATTTCACATGGCGTAGATCCTGACCTTACCGATCGTTACGCACTCGCAGCCTTTGATGACTGGGAGTGTGAACCGAGAGGTATAGTTGGTTTTCTACAAGGGCTCCTTCAAGCCTTCAACTACGAAATCGGTAACGAACGCTACCCGAGCTCGACTATTACAGTCAAGCTCGTGTTTGTGGACGAAATCGACGACGAAGATGAAGAGTATGATGAGCTCATCTTTAGCGGCACGATCTACGACATGATCACGCTACTCAAAAGGCTGATTGAAAATCAATCATCCAAATGTTTAACGTGGGCATGCGTAGAACAGGTGGCTGAAGAGATTGACTCTGCAAAACGGAGTCATTAGCCATGACGCAGGTTGATTCGCAAGCAGACCAATATATTGGTCAGTGCTTTAACGCTCTTGCAAAAGCAGCGGATACGCCGGTATCGTTGTCGTGTTGGTTGATGTACAAGTACGGGGAGTTCGAACAACTCGCCAGAAAAGACATTGACCCACATGATTACAACTGTCCTCTTACTTGGGAGCGAGACTACCTTATTACCAAGTACTTGTCAAAGTACATCGGTCTTAAGACTGGAATCGATACCGAGCAAGTGGCTCTCGATAGCTGGAAAGCTACCGAGTCCCAATGTCAAGAGTCAAATCATAGGTTAAGGAACGCATCTTCCCTCGCGGGCGTTGAATCTGTAATGTTTACAGCTCAACGGAAAATAGCTGCGCTCTTAGGACCTCTGAAAGTAGCTCGAGTATTGGAACGTTGTAAATGGGGGCCAGGTAGCACGTTCACTCTTAAAGGTGAATCTGCCTGCCTGGACGACAAGATTCGGGAATTCCCGATCAGTGTCACCAGACGAGCCCTTCCCTACATTAAAGCTCTTATTGAATCAGATCCTCATTGGTTGGATGCCATCGTATTTCCTGATGGTGACAACCGAGTGTCCGGTCCATTGAGCCTGCTTCCTTGCTGCTTCACAGTAGTAAGGGGGTGCAGGGGGACTCTTGTCAACAAATCTGCGAAGACAAAACGGTCTATCGCGATCGAACCAACTGCAAATATTTTCTTGCAACTTGGTGTAGGTCGCGAGTTTCGCCGTTGTTTACGTAGAGTAGGTGTTGACCTTGAGAAAGGTCAGGAGCATAATCGTCGTCTTGCGCGGCTCGCCTCCGTAACTGGAGAAGATGCCACTCTTGACTTGAAAAATGCTTCAAACACCGTCTGTGCGGAGCTTCCTTGGAAGCTTTTCCCTTTCGATTGGTCGTTGTTCATGGACCAAATTCGTAGCCCCGAAATCCAGTGGGATAAAGGAAACTGGCAGAAATTGAATATGTTCTCCTCAATGGGGAACGGATTCACTTTCGAACTGGAATCTATTATCTTCTGGGCTCTTACTTCCAGTTGTATGGAAGTGCTTGGGGTGAAAGGGAACATAGGAATATAC